AACAAAGCCACCTACTGATAGTTCATTACCATTTTTGTATTCAAGATAAACAGATTCAAATTCCATGTTTTCTTTATTTTTTTTTGTAGGATCAAATTCTATTCTTGGATATACTGCATGCAAAATATCTATTTCATCGAATGGGTCTTTCTCAACTTTTGTTTTAGCCTCTTCTGACAAATTAGTTCCAAACTGTTGTGCAGCAGCTCTAAGAGTAATTTTGAATCTTCTATATACTGTATCTATTCTACCTTTATCATTTTCAGTAATATAGATTTCGTTTATGTGTCTTGTTGAAAATTTTAAAAGATCACTTTGATCTTCCTCAATAAACATTGCAGCAGTACCAAATGTTATTAGATCGTGATACAATTCAAATATTTCTTGTTGAAAGTTTGATCTATTGAAAGCTGTATACATTGTTTCGGTTACGCCTTCTAACCAAAGTTTAGCTTCGTCATCTGCATCTAATCCTTCATCCTTATATCTCAATGAGAACCAAGGAGTAGAAGGGTTAGTCAACATTCCATGAAGAGATGCAGCTAACAATTCTACAGCTTGTATTGGAGAGGAATCAAAAATTTGTTCTGTTCTTTTATCACCTTTTGATCTTGTCTTAGTAACATCAGCTTTTCTAGGTTGCATGTAATCTGCAACTTCTTGCCAATGTGTTTCCCAGTTCTGTCTACCAGTTTTAAGGCGATCAAATCTCGCCATGATAGTTTTTGTTAAATCGGTTCTTGCCATTATACGCCTAGTAATATTGGTTTACTTAATGTAAAGTCTTTTGATGTACCTTGTTGAAAGATTAACCTTCTTCTTCCTCTCTTCTTAGTTTTTCTTGCATCATATTTTTCAGCTTCTTCTTTTTCAGCTATTTCTTTAGCGGTTGGAGCTTCTGTAATTAATGTTTGTCCACCAACAACTTTCTTTTCTAATATAGGTGGAGCATCATTATCTGATCCTCCTCTTGTTGCCGAACCCGGATTACCATAAGCATCAATCATACCAGATTGTCTTTCACTCAAATAAGTTTTATAAGTTTCTTCTTGTTGTGCAGCACTCATAGATTCAAAATCTGATCTTGTTAAAACTTTACCTTTATATTTAAACTTACCTGCATCAAGTACAGATATTTTTCGTTTTGTTCCAAGTAGATTAGTATTATTTGGGTCAGCAAAAAATTTTCTTGTTTTAACTGAACCTTTTTTTAAAACTTTTTCAAATGGTTTTAAACTTATAATAGGTATTGTTGTTTCTCCACCTTGATAAAATCTATTTAATCTTAAATCTCTATATTTAGAAGTGTCTACAGTTTTACCTGTGCCAGAAAATTCATTAGCATCATATGTAATTTTAGTTTGTTTTTTTTTAAATTCTTTTTGTTTTTCATCTTGTATTCTAGTTCTATTATTATTTGATTTAGTGGTTGTAGTTTTTCTTTTTGTAGAACCGCTTACTTTTTGACCTCCTAGATTACGACTTCTATTATAAGTTTTTGATGCTCTTTCATGTGCTTCTGTATGACCCGGCATATTATTTTCCTAACAATGTATCTAAAGCATCCTCCTCGGTTTCTTGTATTCCGAGTGGACCAGTTAATATAGTATCTTTTCTACCTTTTCTTTTTCTTCTAATTGCGTCTTGTTCTTTTTTAATTTTCTCTTTTTCCTCTGGGGATAATTCTGTGCTAGGCGGCTCTGGCGGTGGTGGGGGTGGCGGCAACGCTGGCATTTTTGGTTTAAATATTGATCCCATAATTATAAAATCCTGTATTCATTATCTGCTACACTTTGTGGAGCAATTTGTCTATCATTTATTTCTTGTAATCCAACAGCTAGATACCTCATGCTATCACACGCATGCGAACTCCAATCGTGGACAGGTTTCGATCTGAACATTCTATTTTTGTCGATGTACTTCCTATGGTAGTGTCTTAACGCATCTATTAAGTTTTTGCAATGGTCTACATCAATCCAACATCTAGGCAAGATCATTGTCGTTGCGTGGATGCCATCTTCGAGTGGAATTTTTGGTACGACCTTGAATCTAATTCCTAATTGATAGGCGACCTCTCTCCGGGTCTTGCCATTACTAAAATCTGTAACTTCGATGTCGTGTGGTGCAAAGTGATCTTTGTAGATGTAATCTTTTTCTTTTAACATCTGAATATAATGTGGCAGACCTTTACCTCTCTCTTCATGGTAGTCGATAATATTGATTGCTCTACCTAGTTGTTGAAAGAATATAATTGCACTGTGGTCTGAAACACCCAAATCCCAACTTGTCGAAACTGGTAAGCTAGGATCGTATGGCACTCTAGTTATCTGTCGTTTGTTATCTAGTTTTGCAATCTCATCACCATAGATAGCACCTTCGATGTTTGCGATCCAATCACACTCAAACTCTTGCAAATACTTCTTCTCACCCATCACCTCTTTCGCTTTGTCTAGTTCCTCTTGATCGACAATTTTCGTATCGCTAGCTTTAGCTTTGTAGTGAAACCAATCATCCGCACCTTGTGCGTGTTGGTATAGTTCATAAAAGTTATTTTGCATACCTTGTGGTGTACCAATGAAAACACAGTACCCCTTTCTGTCGGATAGTGCTGGTCTAATAATCTCAGGAAATAGTTTTTCATTTACATTTGCATACTCATCAATCACGCAGCCATCAAGGTATATACCCCTCAAGCCATCTGAGTTCTCTGAGCCTAGCAAGGTGATACGAGAGCCATTTGGTAAATCAACTCTTAGTTCTGTTTCGTTAAATTTGGTGTGGGGTATTTTGGCGGTGAACTGTTTTATATAATCCCAAGCAATAGCTTTTGATTGTTTGAAGGTGGGTGATATATAGGCGTACCTAGGGTTCTTGTTCTTAGAAGTCAAAGCTGATCTAATCAAATGATTTAGAACTGCCACAGTTTTGCCAAATCTTCTATGACATACCAATACATTCCATCTGTGCTTATCTATTTGTTTGTGAATGTAGGCTTGATGCTTACGAGGTGTATAAGGTATCTTAATATCCATACATTAGTGAATCTCTTTACTTGGCATATTCTCATTTATAGGGTGATAATCAAAACCAAGTCTATTCATAGCGAACATTGTAAATAACTCAGCAGAAGAATGATCTGGCATATTAAAGAATTTGATTACTACATTGTTTGTTTTTTCTTCAATGTAGCATAAGCAATCCATATCTTCTGATGAAAAATAGTTCATATACTATATCTAGTTTATTATTGTTGGTCTGGCAAGATGAAGATGAAGCTGTGTGTAAGGGTGTCCTCGAGTCCCATGTATATATATATAATAAACTGCGGGTGCGTTTTGGGTGTATAGGGGGGTCAACATTTCTAAAAATATAGGTATAGCTCTATAAAATTACTAATGATAACTTATGATTATCAATAGTTATTCTGATAACTCAGAATTATCGGAAATTGTGATCCGCTTATATATACGAGTGTTGGATCAGCTCGGCTTAATGTAGGAATTGCAACTTTACTGGACCAATAAAAAAACCCGGCTAAGAATTAACTCAACCGGGTCTAGTGTTTATTATTATTTAATTAAACTTTGATTGTACTTTTTTTCTCCATTCACTTGCGAATGATTTTTCTTTAATTGGTGTAAGTTTATCAAATACAGTTTTTTTCATATCATAATAATATGGTCCTACTGTCTCATCCATTATTTTGATAAATACTTCCTTGTTTAAATAGTCATATCTAATTAAACCAATTACAGCTATTATTTGATCCTTGTATTTACATGCTGAATATATTGCATATTCTTTGCCTTCAACATGCTCAACATTAAAATCAATAATTGGTAATGACATATCCATTTTAAACGCATCAACAACTGATGGTTTTTTATTGTATTGAACTGATATTGTACCCATTGTTTTAACCTTTCTTTAATTGTTTAATCTTTTTATATATACCAATTTGGTTAATATCAAGCATTAATTATACCTGCGTCAATCTGTCCATATATAAATATTGCTATATTATACCAATTCGGCTAATACTTATGAAACAACAATGAAAGGTAAAACAATGATTAAATATATATACAACAAAGACAGCTTTGAAAATGCTGTTGAAGTTAATAATTATCCATGGGGTTTTAGATTTAAAACTAAAAGAAGAACATGGATTGAAACAGACAAAAACAAAGGGGACCGGGTTTGCTTTTGTACTTTAAACCCTAAAACAAATAAATGGTGTGCAGTAAAAAAGTCAACTTATAACGCTGTTGATGTTTTATTGATAGATGAAAACGAGCATATAAAATCTATTGGAGTTTGGAAGTATGGAACAAGTGAAAAGGATCTTGAAAACTTTATTTCTAAAATTGATTATAATTCTTTGAGCTTATTACAAAAGAAACAAATTGAAAGAATAAGAGCTGTCAATAAAGTTATGGAAAAAGTGTCATTTAAGATTGAAAAAGTTTCTGAATATAATCTTTCAGATCCAAAAGATTTGGAAAGAATGAAACAAGACAACAATTCACCAGAGACTAAAGCAAGAGAACAAGAACAAGAACAAATCAAAGGTAAAATTGTTAATGCTATCAACAGCCAATATAATCAAAATATAATTAAAAATAACTTGAAAGGGTAAAACATGAGAAAATATAATATAAATATGTATCAAGTGCCTATTAAAAAAATATATAGGACCAAGCAATATTGGAGTGATTGGTTAAAATATAGGCTACCAATACCTAAAAACATAACATTACATAAATTAAAAAATTTATTGGGAGGGTATAAATAATGGGAGGTTCATTTCCAAATAAACAAGAATGGAAGGATATAAAAAAACTAGAAAAAATTGGTGTTTGTGTATTCTCCAAAATTGTAACTGATGTAAATGTTTTTGAAATTACAACTGATATATGCAGATCGAAACTTTTATATCTAAAGAAAAAATATAAAATAGTATGAAAAAAATAATACAACAAATAAAACAATACGAATTATATTATAGACATGAAATCCAATGCTTTTTAATTGGGTTACTCTTGGGTGCTATAATATTTTAGAAAGGGTAAAAACTATGAAAAAAACAAAAAAGAAAATTGTTAAGAAAAAAGATAAGACAGTTAGCACTTATCAAAAAGCTCTTAACAAAAAACTAAAAGATAGATTTCCGGGTATCAAGATTAAAAATCTTGGC